TAATTGGAGTCGTTAAATAAGTGCCGCCAGAAGTCTTCCTACCCCTCAGCCCTGTATAAAAATTCCTTCCACTTTGAACGGCATGCTCGCCTATCACATAAAATTTATTTGGGCCACTAGGAAGAAGCGTGTCGGTCAATCCGTAAGTCACACAGCTTGTCTTTGGCTGAAACGTATCGGCTACCGACAGCACCCCATTGCCCGTGATTGACAGATTATTCCCAACGATGATCCCACCAATTGTAGTATTTGTGGCTGGAACAGACGATCCACTAACTCCGGCTGGGCCTTGAACGCCCACTGTAACAACCGTGACAGTCTTTTCGCCTGTGATTATAACTGTATCAGCCACGCGTCACCTCGGGTGAGACTGTCAAAGTCCCTGAAATCAGTCTTTGGACAACACTTCCGGTCACGATTTCGAGATCGTAAACACCATCAACCAGGTTGGCAGTTGTGGCAGCATCCAAAGCGATTGCAATCACTCCGCCGGTCGCGTTGCTGATCGAAAGACAGGCTGAAGGTGTGGTCAGGCTTAATGTCGTGTTGGAGTTGCTGTAAGATGTGCGAGCCATCATTCTGGCACTGCTGCCGGTCAGGTTCACAGCGGTGCCGTTGGAAGTCCAAGTGAGAGTCCGATTGAATGAAGCGCCGGCCTCAATCTCAAGGTTGTAATTCCCAGCCATCATTCAGCCTCCAGTTCCGCTTCAGGTGTCTCGGTTTCTACAGGCTCGTCAGGTTCCTCAGCCTCAGCCTCTGGAGGCTCTTCCATCTCGCCAAGTCCGAGCGTCGCACGTGCTTCGTTGACGGTAAAGATTCCTGCGTTCACGCCTGCGGTAGCGATATCCATCAGCGCCTTTCGATCGACGGATAATTCCTCAATCTGGCTGGTGTCGAACCGAACACACAGCGATTCATCAGGCTGTGAGGTCATCCCGTTGCAGGCGATCGGCAAAGTTTGCACCAGCCTGGTCAGCTCACCGGCCACCAAGTCGAGGAACGGAATCACAGCATCGCGCCATGATGCTTTGTTGGCCTCAACCAGGTTGCTGTATGTCTTTCCGGTGTCAGGCTGTTTCAGGCTCATGGGTGCCCATCCAAGGACACCACAGATTCGAGCGGTCGCAAGGTCGGCCATTTCGCTCACGGACAAATCTTTAGGCGAGAAGCCCGGCGATTTGATGTCCATCTCGCTGGTCCCGACAAATGGCCGGCCCACAGCTTTACCACTCACAGCTCGTGCCAGGTCGGCTTGAACCTGCGACAATTGCGCGTCACTGAGATTGCCCAGTGTTTTTAAACTGACGATCAGTGATGGCACACCAGACCGGCTTAGAACGGTGGTCTCATACTGGCCGATGATCTTGACCAGCGCCATTTCGGCCACAACAGAATCGAGCGTTGAAACGCCCCGGCTCTGAGCGTAGGTCGATCGCCCCTGGCGGAATGCCAGCATCAATTCAGCAGGCACAGAATAGTTGTACGACCGGCCCCAATCGCTTCCCATGACTGGATATTCAAGAACCTCGTTAATACTTTCCCCCATGACTGGTCTAAGGACCCAAGGCGATGGGATCGGCATCAGTTCGGTCACCGCAGTGCCAGCCGTGTTTGTGATCACTTGGATGTAAGCGTTACCGTTATCGCAAAGGCTACAATAAAGGTGCTCCAGAACTGTCGCATCCGATTCACCGGGGCTTGGCCGTTGCCAGAGTGACTGCAAAGGGTGATAGACGGGCGTAAACCCTCCATCCTCATCCCATCGGCCCACCTGCATGATCGCCTTGGTGGCGTTGCGCTTCATTGCCTGTATCGCAGCTTGAACCACAGACACTTGGTTGTACGGGCGAGCCAAGGTCATATAGTCGTTAGACAAGCCCGTCATCATGTCCACAGTCCATGAAGTCGCGGCAATGTCAGCAGTGTTGGCTGTGACGCCTTCACGCACTGACTTCGTGAACCGGCTGCGGATGTTTTCAAATAGTGTTGGCATAGTTTTCAGGAGACGTATCTGAAAGGCTGGATTGAGCTTAGATAGTTGAACGCATCGGCAGCAGCATCAACCTGGTCATCATGCTTACCGGTTGGAAACGAGCACAATTCGTCGATAAAGTCGCGATTCCAATCGCCCTTTTCCAGCTCGATGGAACCAGATTCAAAAGCAGCGGCCATCGGCATCGCTCGCACTTCTTTTGAGCCTGTGGGTCGTTTGCTGATCACTCCATAACCGATCAGGTTACGAGTGTCATGCTGGACCTGGTCCACACCAGCCGAGCCGGGGTCCTGTGCCAAATGAACAATCGTTTCGCGCCCGTCGGTCTCGGCAATCTGGCGTTGGATTGTGCGACGTGTAGCCGGTGACCATTGGCCCCGTGAAACGTGTTTGATTCGGTAGATGTCGCCAGTCCTGCTCATCCACACACCGGCGGTATAATCGCCACCACCCACCGTTGCGGCTGTGTCCCAAGCCCGGCATGCGTTGGAGTTAAGTGGGACTGGCGATGGATCAACGATGCAAAACCATTCAGGCTTGAAAAAGCCTCCATCACGTGGTGTTGGTGTCTGTTGATAGAGAGCGGAAAAGGCATAAGAGCCGACGGTCTTTTTGATCCGCTCAAAGTCTTCCACGCTGTACCGTTCTGGCCAAAGCGCCTCACCAGGCTGGCGGCCAATCAGGTCATCTTCCTCAGCGATGGCAGGCAGACTGACCACTTCCCACTGTTCGCCACCTTCATTGGCCTGTTCAAGCAACTGGCCAGCCAAGTCGAGGCTGTGCCATCTGGTCATAATCAGGACGATGGCAGCGTTCGGGTGCAGGCGTGTGTAGAGGTCGTTTTGATACCAGTCCATCACCCGAGCACGATAGGTAGGTGATTCGGCTTCAGCTCGACTCTTAACTGGATCATCAATAATGACCAAGTCGGCACCATAGCCGGTCACACCAGATCCGACACCAACCGCATAAAGCCCGCCGCCATGTTCGCTTGACCACTGATTCTGTTTGTTCTGGTCGTCCGAAAAGTTAAAGCCAAACTGTTTGGCGATGCGTCTCGTTTGTCGGCTAAACGTGCAGGCCAGCGAGTGGTTATAAGCCCCGATAATTATCCGTAAACCTTGATCCACCAATAATCTATAAGCAGCATAATGAATCGTTGCCAGCTCGCTTTTGCCGTGCCTGGGCGGGAGGAAGAGCATCAACCGTTTGACATCACCGGTCGTCACCCTGTCCAGCGCCCGGCGGCACTCCGCCAAGTGTTCTGGCGACCACTGGTGATCCGGCTTTGCGGCCTGTAGAAACCGGTTTAGCCCCTTTGGGATCAACTGTCTGTCGTGGTGGGGTGTCGCACTCATTGTCTATGGCCGCCCAGTCCACTTGGGGCTTGTCAGAGATTTCGATGCTGCTGGCAACCTTGCCATCACGGCGTTCAAGGTACTCTTTCAGGAACGCAAAGTTACCGTCCAGAATGTTTTGAAGCCAGATACGAGAAATGTCGCGTTCGCTTTTCTCTAAGCCAATCAATTCAATCAGGTCGTCAATCTGACGGCGACCACGGCTGTATCCGGCTGGGTTGCCAGACACGCCTTTTTTGAATTGTGTCTCTGGGTTCGGGAACTTGCCCATATCTCACCTTCTTATCCACTTGCTTGGAGGTGGGTCGATCTCTTACTCAACGTCCCGAAGTCCCGGCGGCCTAGCGCCATGATTCCCCCGTCCAGGCTTGTCAATCACACCCTTTCGCCGGAGTCGCTGCATCAAAGCGCGTTGCTTGATTGCTATGTTGCGGAACTTGGCCCAAAAGGCCATGAGTTCCGTTTGTTCTGTCATGGCTCGTTTGATCGCCGCGTCCAGTTGTTTGCTGGCTCTCGTGCAACTTAAGCAAATCGCATAGCGATGCTGGTCAACCTTCCGCCCATCAACACAATGAGGACAGGGTTGATTCGGCGTACCTTCCGTCCAACCAGATGCGTCCACACCTATCAAAACAGGTTGTACGCCGTGGATAGAACGGATAAGTCGCCTTGTGATATTCTGGTCGATTTCCCCATCCGTGGGAGCGATCGAGTCTGAACCTAATGGTTCATTCATATCTTGACGATAATCACAGGACCCACTGACCGTCAATAGGGTGCTCAAGATTTTGTACCTCCAGCCTCTGCAAACTCGATGTACGCCTTGTACATCTTGTCGCCCTTCAACTCTGAGTAATCAAACTCAGCCGCCATCATGCGAAACGCCTTGTCCACAATCTGCAATCGGTTCCAAAGGCTCAGAGCAACTGCCTTACCTTCGCTGTCTGTGAGTGCTGCGATATCATCAAGATTGATCGTCATAATTTTCCCTATCAAAGATGCCTTCGTATGGTGATACCTGTAAGCTCTTGGTAACCTCGTCAATCGCTTCAGTAATATGCTGAATGCAGGCTGTCTTGGCTTTCTTTAGACAGTCAAATTGATCACTCCAATAGTCTTGAGTCAATTCCTCTAAAGACATTTCTTCCGGCATGTATTTCAGACTTCCAATGCTTGCAAAATATCTGATGTTGTCAAAAGACAACTCAATATGCGCCCAATACTTGCCGTGGGATAGGGTCCAGCTTGTGCCATCAGTCGTGCACCATCTTTGCTCGATCATTGTGATTTGCCTTTCTTGTCTTTCTTTCGCCGTTCGGTGTCCACCATAGCCAGAACAACTGGTATGATTTCATTCATAAAGTATTTGCTTTCGTCTTTCGTTCTTATCGCCTGAGAAAGCCAGAACGCTTCCGCCGCCTGATCTGTCTCGGCTTCACCTTCCTTGTTCCCGCGTCGAAATCTGTGTTCCATCGCACTCACAATGCAGTGATAAACTTCATGTGACACTCGCGGTTTCAGCCAGGCTGAAAGCTCGTTGTTGGCAAAGTCGATAAACTCGCGACCACTGGCCAACAGGTAGTAATCAGGACAACTCATGCATCATTCTCCATGTCGATTTGCGAAACTCTGTAAGCATGTTTCACTTTCTTGTTCTGGTGATATCCATTTAGGTACCGATTTTGCTTCACTGCGATACCCGTCACACTCCGTTGGCCTTTGGCACTGGCCATTAGTTCGGTGATCGCTGGGTATCCGTGATTGCTAGTGTTGCCATTTGAGCGATCATCCAAGATGGCATTCGCATGCATACGCTCATATTCCGTGCCAGTTCGCTTCAGCTCCAATAGTTGATGCTGTGGCATGACTTCCATTTCAGTTCGTGAGAACCTGATCTCAGCTCGCTTGGATTTCATTTGGTTGCTCCACAGTTTCAACGATGACAAAAGCCGAATCCTCATCGCCCCAACATTTGCGAGCCTCTCCCGAAATCACTTGGCTGTCATCCTTCCAGAGCACACCCTTGAAAGCATCTTCCAGGCACCGCAACAGCTTTGTTCTATCCGGTTTCTGAGTGTGCCAGAATGGTGCTGTCGGCTTCATGATGGCTGAATTCTTGCCAGTCCGGAAATGTGCTTTAGGTCTCGCGAACGTAAACAGGACTTGCAGATTGATTGGTCCTGATGCACACCCCCAGCCTGATTCCTTCACGGCTGTGGTCGCAGCTCGCTTGCAGAGCGTTTGCCACTTGGCTTTCCCTTTTGCCGTATCAACCACAACAATTCTTCCGGTCTTGCTGTGCTGGAATGCTTTCTTTGAGCCTGATGGCGATGGCTTGCCTAGGACAGTGAAGGCTATTGCACTCATACCTTCCTCCACTTGGTTTCAATCCCTTGATCCGTCACCGTGTAATCGCCAAACAGGTTCGGTGATTCAGCCTGCAAGACGTCCAAAACTGCAATCGCCAGACGTTGAATCTCAGCATCGGCATGGATCGAACCACGCAACTCAAGGAAGTGTCGCCATGCTCTGGCGTTACCTGTGACAAAGATCTTTGTTTCAGTGCAGTTTGGGAGGACAGCGCGAGCGGCCTCGCGAGATTTCTTGCGTCGAAGTGTCGGGCTGTCAATGTCGGCAAAGTCGTTGTATTCCAGCGTTTCGCACAACGCCTCGTAATGTCCCTGCGCTCGGCCAATGGCCTGAGCCCAGATCGCTTCTGGCGTGCTTCCCGGCTTGATGCCTGGTGGTCGCACAAACGCACAGTCCGACTCGTCCACATATCGTTGACTTAGCTGGCTGTAACTCATGCCAGCACGATGCCTGACCAGCTCGTGAGTCAATGACCGTGAGACGCCAGTGAAGATCATCGAGTAAACAGCATGTTCGAGAACTGAGCCGTGACCCACTTCCAAGATGTGTTCGATATAAGCCTTGTTGCCACCTGGTCGAGGCTTGGCAAAGCTCATATAGCACAATCGGCCAGCGATCTCGACGAGATGCTCGCTCGCGTTATCAGTGTCGGAATTCCAGTATTCGACTCCGTGGGCCTCCAAGAACTCGGCACAATCAAGGCTGTTGAGTTCCTGCTTGCCGACCAAGTAGACGGATGGGACGTTGATGATGTTCATGATGTTGGTCGATCCAATTTTGCTCTTAGGGAGAATTTAAGAGCCTCTCGATTAAGCCCTGTAATATCTGGGAAAGCATGATGTTCTTTTGACCATTTCAATTGGCTTATAGAAAGCCCTGAAATAAAGAGGTTCCATGCCTTAATCCACAAAGCAGTTCTTAGATCAATAGAAGACTTCATCGCAAGAGCTGTTTGTTTTGACCGATTTGCTTGTATTAAAGCATAGATTGGACTTCCGGGAGATGCCTGATTGTTAATAAATTCATCAAAAAATCTGTCGCGTTTTTTTTCATCTACGTAGCCAAAAAGAAAATGAAGCGCTCCAATTATACCTGGAGGCGACAATCCTTCGACACGCTGTCCGTTTAGATGTACAAATTTTTGAGAATTTACCATGTCAGGGTACTCTTGAAGGAATTTTATAATCACACCAGATACATTGGTTTTACGGCTGCTTGAAACGGCGCTGAAGTCTCCCGCAAAAATGTAGTGATAGACAGCAGACGCTGTTGCTGATAAGCCATAAGTATTCTTATACCCTGCAAGTTGCAGTACATCAGAGTTTGACCTTCTTCTCCCCTTGTCCATAGTGTCAAACGTTGTTCTGTCCACACCATAGACAACAAGAGATTGGATACTTACCCCAGATAATACAACAGCATGAAGACGATGCTGACCATTTATGACATCGCCCTGTTTGTCGAGAATGATTGGCTCACCATTATATTTCCAAAGTCCGCTCTTCATGGTTTCGGAATAACTTTTAACCAAAGCATGGTTTAAAGTTCGGTTCCGGAAATCTTTACTGCCTGTAATCCATGCCTTTGCCATCAGCGGTGTAATTACTATCTTATTTGCAATTGTCGAAGATTCTGGCTTGCTAGAACTTTCGATAGTATTTGCGATACGATTATACTGGCTCATGAGCTGCTCGTTTCTGTTGAAATGTGATTCCGTTGTTTCGCTTCCCAAACTTCCAGCCGATCCACCGTGACATCTGTGGGCGCAACAATTCCCAGTTTGATCTTGTCGCCTCGAATCTCGACGATGGTGATACTTACGTTGTCACCAATCATGAGAACTTCATTCTTCTTCCGTGCTAAAACCAGCATGTGTAACCTCCGTGATGTGTTGTGTATGGGTGCCGGGGGTTTTGAAGCCCCCGGCTGTCGCATTGAATACCGATTGGTCAACTCCCCCTGGTATCCTTGTGAGTTCGGCAGGCTGATTGCCCACGAAC